TACAAATTGACTACACTGTACGTGTACAAAGTTTGGCAGGGTAAGGGATAAAATATGCCATATATAATAAATTATACTGACACTGTTAATAAAGGCACAATAGTTGTTGCAGATAATACGCTCAACAGTGAAACTACTTTAAGTTTTCCAGGTAGAGGAACAACAGCATACGGTCAAGCAGTAAATGAAAACTTTCTGCACATATTAGAAAATTTTGCAAATACTACTGCCCCGTTACGTCCAGTAGAAGGACAACTTTGGTATGACTCTACGCAAGGCGTAGATCAGCTTAAAGTGTATGATGGCACAAATTGGGTTGCTAGTGGCGGACTTAAAAAAGCTAGTGCAGCACCTGCTGTAGCAAACAGTAGTGCAGGTGACTTGTGGGTTAACACAGAAAGTCAGCAGCTATATTTGTTTACAGGCAGTGCTTGGGTATTAGTAGGCCCGGACTTTAGTGACGGACTATTAACTGGAGCTACAGCACAAGCAATTGTAGGCACAGATGACATAACTTATAATGTATTATCAATTAGAGTTGAAGACCAGCCAGTAATTATTATTAGTAGCCAAAGTTTCATTCCAAAGGTGTCGATTAAAGGTTTTAGAACTGGAATTAATCCTGGCATGAATATTGCTGATGAAGCAATTATTGGCGTACAAGCACTAAAATATTACGGAACTGCTGAAAAAGCAGAAGCGTTAGTAGTTGGTAACGTATCAATTGCAGCAAGTAACTTTTTAAGAGGTAACGCTGCAAGTAGTACAGATTATCAATTAAGTGTTAAGAGTAACGATGGCATTAAAATTGGTACAGGCGGACAGTTAAGTCTAGGCATTGATGGCGAAACTGGTGTTATACAACATAACACAAGCGGATCGAGTATTGATGTTAGGATGCGTAATGGCAATCTAACTCCTACTATTATAAGTATTAATAGTAGCGGCAATGTTGGATTTAATAACCCTGCTCCAGAACAAGCAGTTGATGTTAAAGGTAACATTAAGATATCTCCTAAGACAGGAGAAGCTGAAACAGGTATATTACAGCTTACTAGTACTGAAAATTCTACATCAATTGGCACCGGCAGTATTACAACAACAGGAGGCATTGGTATTGCACTTAATGCGTATGTCGGCGGCAACGTAGACATAAACGGCATATTACAAACAGGCAATATTGCTCCTGATTCAAACAGTACAAGAAACATTGGCACATCAATTAACAAATATGCAGAAATACATTCTACAACATTCTTTGGAAATATCCAAGGCAACGTAAGCGGCACAGTTAGCGGAAGAGCAGGCAGCGCAGACAGACTAGCAAGTGCTACAACTTTTACACTAAGCGGTGATGTTGCTCCAAATAGCTTTGAGTTTGACGGGCAAACTGGCGGAAGCACAAAGACTTTTGCTATAAGTATTGCTGATAGCTTTATTAGTAACAAGACTGTTACTTACGATGCAGGCAATGCAGACGAATTACTACTAAACGTAACCACAGGATCAACAGGTGTTCGCAGAATTACAAAACGTAACTTCTTAAAAACAATTCCATTAGTACCAGCAGGCGCAATGATGCCATTTGGTGGAGTAGAAGCCCCAAATGGATGGTTGTTATGTGACGGTAGTGAAATTGCTAAGTCTGATTACAACGAATTATGGTTAGCGATCTCGCATAACTTTAAAGATGCTAGTTTAGTTAGTGACAATGGCGTTGCTAAATTTACATTGCCAGACTTTAGAGGCAGATTTGCACTAGGCCTTGACAATATGGGCGGCCCAAGCGCAAACAGAGTTGCAAATATTGCTGCTGATGCTATAGGCGGAAACGCAGGCGCAGAAACTAAGACGATAGGCACTGACAATTTGCCAGAACACGAACATGATTTAGAAGGCGCTAGTGGCACACAGTTTTACGGTGTTAGAGTTGGAGCTGGAGAGCCAGTCGACGACAATGCAATTTCACTACCGATTGAACCTGGTGGCGGCGGAACACAAGGCATTGCATCGAGTGGAGGAATCAAAACAGATGCGACACTAGGTGCGCCTATAGATGTTATGAATCCATTCTTAGCAGTTAATTATATTATCTATACTGGAGTATAACATGAGTTATCAACTAAACAAAACAGACGGCACATTGTTACTAGACTTAATTGACGGGCAAATTGATACAGCTAGTACAAACCTTACATTAGTTGGTAGAAACTATACGGGTTACGGTGAATATTTTAACGAAAACTTTATTAAATTACTAGAAAATTTTAGCAATACTGCTGCACCTAGCAATCCACTAACAGGACAACTATGGTGGAATAGCTCAGATCAAAGATTACAAGTATACGACGGATCAGTCTGGAAGTCAAGTGGCGGCCCAATTGTACAAAACACTCGTCCTCAAATGGTTGCAGGCGATTTATGGATTGATAATCTAAATAACCAAGTTTATGCATTTGATGGTACAGATTTAATGCTAATGGGCCCACAGTACTCAGAAACACAGGGTAAAAGTGGCTTTGAAATTGGTAGTATACTTGACTCGCAGAGTAGATCACGTACCGTCACAAATTTATATGTAGGCGGAACACTTACAGCCGTAATTAGTAGTATTGAGTTTACTCCAATTTATGCACAACGAGTAATAGGATTAGTTACAGCAGCAAATCCAGATGGCATTATTTACATTGGTATGAATATTATTGATACTGCTAACTTTAAATACAGAGGCATTGCAGATTCTGCAAACGCACTTGTTACAGCAGGCGGCGTAGTTAGAGGCGCGGACAGTTTCCTTCCATCAACAGCAAGTGGCATTACAACTGGTACACTAACAATTCAAAACTCAGGTGGTTTAACAATTGGTCTATCACAAAACACCGTACAAAAAGTTGTTGGACCACGTTTTTATATTGAAAACCAGCTTACAGATCACGATTTAAGCTTACGAGTTAAGTCAAGTAGCTTCGGAGCTATTTCAGTAGATGCAATTTATGTAGATGCAAGCACAGCTAAAGTTGGTATATTTACAACTAATAGATTACCAGCATATACGCTAGATGTTGAAGGTGATATTCGTTGTACAGGCAACTTAATTGTAGAAGGCGACCAAACAAGCATTGACGTTGCTACTTTACGAGTTGAAGATAAAAATATCGAAATTGCTAAGACAGCAGCCGGCGTAACACTTACTGGAACTAATGCTAACAATGCAGGTTTAATATTAGATACAAGTGATGTAGGATCTAAAACATGGACTTGGATTACTGCACAAGATGCATGGACATCTAATGTCAATATAGATATAAGTTCAACATTAATGACTTATCAAATTGGCGGAATTAATAAACTTACTAATGATTCATTAGTAAATGTTACAAAGGCGCTAGATTTAGACCAAGTAGGTACACTTACTGTACTACAAGTTGATGAAATTAATATTAATGGTAAAGTAATTAGTTCTACTAATGATATGGCATTTACTTCAACTGCTGGCATAGCAATTACAGGTGGCGGCGATATTAATATTACTGACACGCAAAAAATTACTGGCGTTGGTAAAGCAATTAGTGCAAAGAAAGCGGTAGAACTAGGTGTTACTGAATCTTCAGCAGGCACAGTTGCAACTAAAGAATATGCAGATGAAGAAATTGCTACATCAGATCTTGCATTTAGTATGGATATTACAGGCATGGGGACTAGCACTGCGCTTCAAAACGCTCTTGCAATATACTTAAATGATATGTACCCTGCTGCTGCACTAAACACAAATAAAGTAGCACGGATACACACAACATCATATGCTGGAGCAACAGTACAGGGTGTGGATGTTGAAAGTGCAAAGAATGTAAGCTATATTGCTGTTGATTCGAACGGAACACAGAATGAATCAGTGGTACAGGACATTGTTTTTGACGCAGGCGGCGCAAGCGGAACAGTTATCCTATCACCGGCAAGAACATTAATGACTTATAAATCGAACGGCACTGCTTGGTCATATCAGTCAGTTACTGCGTACTAAGATAAACGATAAATAATACTAATAGCACTAGGGGTTACACAAATAATGGCATATGCAATAGATAGATATAACAACACACTGTTAACATCAGTGGAAGATGGAACAGTTGACCAGACAACTGATCTTAAATTCATCGGCAAAAACTACGCAGGTTACGGCGAAATACAAAACGAAAACTTTTTGTTTTTGTTAGAAAACTTTAGCGGAGCAAATCAACCAGCCCGCCCTATCAGCGGTCAAGTATGGTTTGACAGCGCAAACAGCAAACTAAAGTTTTATGACGGCACACAGTGGCGCACAACCGGAGGCGCAGAAATAGGCTCTACACAACCTACTGGGTTGGCGGTTGGTGATTTTTGGTGGGACAGCGGTAACGATCAGTTATATGTTTATAATGGTACTAGCTTTGTACTTATAGGACCACAAAATGCAGGCGAAGGCGTAACCCAAATGCAAAGTCTTGAAGTACTTGATAATACAAGTGCCACACGCAGTATAATTGCTGCTGTAATTGAAGATGCTACAATTTTTATTGTAAGTTCGTTTGATGACTTTGTATTAAACGCTAGCGAAACTTCACTAGCTGCACAAGGGTTCGATAGAATCTACAAAGGTATTACGCTAAGAAATACCAAACTCGCAACAGCTGGCGTTACAAGTACAACTGACAGATTCCACGGCACAGCAACAAATGCTGATAAGCTAGGCGGCATTGCAGCAGGAAACTTTATACAAACTGGTGCCGGCAACACAGTATTTACTAATGCAATCGAAGTACCGGATGCAGGAGTACTAATAGGCGATTCTAATGATTTGCAAGTTAAAATTGCTGCAAACGGATACGACGGCATAATACAAAATGTTACTAACAACGGAACAATCCAATTAAAAGTTACAACTGCCGGCGGAGCATTAACTCACGTTGGTACAGTTGTACCAACAGGAATAGTTCCAGCAGTAGATAATACATTTGCATTAGGCACAGCAGCACTAAGTTTTTCAAATGTACACGCAGTAGCGTTTACAGGCGAAGCATCTAAAGCAGCTACACTAAGAGTAGGTACTGATTTCCGTAGTGCAAGTGCAAGCGCAACTAATAATACAGTTGCAGTAAGAGATGCAACAGGCAATATCGCAGCAAACTTATTCCAAGGTGTTGCAACACAAGCACGTTATGCTGACTTAGCAGAAAAATATACGACAGAAACAGAATTACCAGCAGGTACAGCAGTATCAGTATGCAGTCACCCAGACCACGAAGTGGAGCCAGCAGTTGCAAGTAATCATTGTATTGGAGTTGTTTCAACAGATCCAGCATACATGATGAACAGTGAAGCAGATGGTCAATACATTGGACTTAAAGGACGTTTACCTGTAAGAGTTAAAGGCGCAGTTAGCAAAGGCGATGTAGTTTATGCGATGGCAGATGGTGTATGTACTACTATTGCTACAACAGCAATTGTAGGAATTGCACTTGCGTCAAACGATTCAGTAGAAGAGAAATTAGTAGAATGCGTACTTAAGGTATAAAAAATGGCAGATATTACAGCAGCACGAATTAATAATCTACAATCTAGTATTGCACTCATATTAGGATCCGGCTCAGGACAAAACGGCTACGGACAATCAGTGTCTAGTGCTCCTGTTAATAATACAGGAGACGTAGTTGAAGCAGCTGATATGAACGCAATCTATGCTGATATTCTTAAAGCAAGAGTTCATCAAGTAGGCGCTGGCGATATTGGAATTGCTCAAGTTATACAAAATCTTAACATAGTTGCTGAAAACACAAGTTCTTTTATTAGTGATGCTGGTGTAGCAAGTGCTGATCCAGACGGCTTAAAGAAAGGCGTAGTAGACTTTGAAACATTAATGGCCCAAGTGCAAGTAGATAAAACATTAATGCACACAAGCCAAGCTGCATTAGAGCCTGCAATAGCAAGTGCTAGATCTAGCACGTGGAATGGTTTACTTTACCATGAAGTAACTGTTACATTTTCATCTGTTAATGCTAGAAGGTTCTTTTTTAATACAGGTAGTGAACTTAGAATAAGTGCAAATAACACAGGAGCGTCTACACCAAAAGGTTTAGACTGGAATCAGTTATGCACACAAGCTGGAACAATTAAATTTAGCGCAAATACAACAACTTCAACAACTGGTGGCGGAACAGCCATCGGTAATTATGACCTAACACCGGCATACCAAAACATATATCAAAAAATAGGAAGTGGTACGTATAGTGCAGTTTATGCAGGTAACATTTATACTGTTAAAGCTAAATCAGATCTTGATACACGTATTACTTTTAGAATTGAATTTAACGATGTAGTATTCGATAACAATGTAGATAACAACGTAGACGGTACGCTTACTAGTACACTACAGCATTACCGCGCAAATGGCGATGTAACTGTTCCGGCACCTGCATATTATAACATACAACCGCTATCATAATCAGGCATGCCAACATTGTATTATTTTTTAAATAAATACATTGATAACAAAAGAGATGATAGATGCCAACAACCGTACTAGCAGATGAATACAACGCACTTAGGATAGTCACAAATGATGTGCTTGGCACTTCTGATGTTGTCAGTCCTAGTTATGGCTATGGGCAAGGATTTAGTACAAATGCTGTAGTCGGTACACGATCAGTAAGTGATCCGACAACAGCTTCTAAAGTAACAGCACAAGGCTACGAAGATTTATATATTGACTTAATACGAGTGCGTTCACATCAAATAGGTGCAGCAGCAGCTATCGATGCATTTGTAATAGGCGATTATGATACTAACGGAGCAACAACAGATAAAATTGAAGAATCGTACATATTAGGATTAATAGCTTTAGGAAATAATATTCTTACTGACAGATTTTCTGTTGCTGCTGCTAATTTAGATCTCGCCAGCGTGCCTACTGCAAGTAGTTCCAGGGTTTCATCAACTTGGACAGGTACAATTAGTCACATTTTTACAATAACATTTAATACTGCACTTGAAAGGCGTCACTTTTTTAATGCAGGCGGACAAATACGGTTAAGTGCATCAGTTGGATATACTGGCAGTCAAGCAAAAACAGTCGACTGGCAAACAATATTAAACGCTATGGGCTCGACGAGCTTCAAAGCAGAATCGACATTAAATAATGCAAGTGTTGGAACAGGTACTAATATAGGCAACTATGATCTTACCAGCGCCTATCAGCGAGTATATTCTAGAGACGGAGGCGCAGTATATGCTAATAACGAATATAGAATTTTTGCAAAAGAACACGCAACAGGTAACTCTACGTCAGCAATACAATTTAAAGTAGAATTTGTAGACGGCTCTCCAAATGATCCAAGCTACGGAGTAGATGAAGTTGTGTATGGCGGATTTAATAGTGTTATAGAAACTGCAACACCGAATAGTCAAATATCAATTAATGGCACAACGCATAATGCAGTAATTATTAACTCAATTCCCCAAGGCGCAACAATCCGCCCACTTTCTTAACCAATCTCCACTTGACAAATCATTAAATCCAATATATACTAGTAGTAATAATAAACTAGGAGTTTAACTATGGATGAGCGTTTAGAAAAAGCACTAGACTTTTCTAATTATATGCTAACACTGAGTAATCAGAAGAGACTGTTAGCAGAAAAGTACCAAGAAGAATTGATACACTTTTACAGCGGTTCGCAATTTACAATTACCCGTGAGCTGATTACATTTGTAAGCACAATGGTATCTGCTGATCAAGACGAAATTGTCATTGCAGACGATAATAATATTCCGTGTATGGTAGAAGATTTAGCTAACTTTTATAGTGAAATTATAAACAAATATACCATTGCATCTAATAATTACTACACTGCGTATGATAGCCTTAAAAAGAATAGAAGTGTAGAGAAATTGGTAGACTATGAGTAAAGGCGCAGTTTTAATTGCAAGAAATAACGGACATATTGATTATATAAAACAGGCTGTATTTCTTGCAAAACGAATAAAGAAGCATTTAAATATTCCTGTTTCGGTTGCTACTGATAGTATAGAATATCTAACATCAGAATTTGGTATCGATGACTTTGATAAAGTTATTCAATTGGATTATACTGCTGAATCTAACATGCGTTATTTCTTTGATGGTACTCTTTCTAAAAAGACAGCCAGTTTTAAAAATAACAACAGAGCAGGAATATATGACCTTACTCCATACGACGAAACATTAATACTAGATACTGATTATGTTATTTCGAATAACTTGTTAGCATCTTGCTTTGAGTCAGATTCAGATTTTATGATATACAAAAAGTCTGATGATATTGCAAAGGTTCGAGACGAACGTGAATTTGATAAAATAAGCAATACAAGTGTTGACTTTTATTGGGCAACTGTTGTGTATTTTAGAAAGACAGAAGCTAACACAATCTTCTTTAACTTAGTTAAGCATATTGAGCAAGAATGGAATCATTACAGGCGAGTGTACCAAATAACCTCTGGGTTGTTTAGGAATGATTTTGCGTTTAGTATTGCAATACACATAATGAATGGGTTTCAGCCAGGCAACTTTGCACAACAACTGCCAGGCAGCATGTTATATACTACTGACAAGGATGTGTTGTGGCAGATGAACGAAGATGAAATGATGTTTTTAGTTGAGAAGAAAGATTATCTAGGTGAGTACACGGCATTAAAAACATCAGGACAGAATATCCATGTAATGAACAAAGCTAGTCTTAATAGAATAATTGATCAGGAGTTTGCAAATGACTAAAGGAATTGTAGTTCTTGCACAAAACAATGCAACTGATAATTATGTAGAACAAGCTGCTTTATTAGCAATGAGTTTACACACTTATAATGATGCAAGCATTAGTTTAATCACAAATGATGAAGTGCCAAAAGAGTATATAAGTCTTTTTGATAAGATTATACCTATTTCGTTTGGCGACAGCGCCGAAGGCAGTGACTGGAAAGTTGAAAACAGACATAAATTATATCACGCTAGTCCTTATGATGAAACTATTGTGATGGATACTGATATGTTAGTATTACAAAACATTGATGTATGGTGGGATTTCTTAGCTAATTACGAAATGTTCTTTACTAGTAATGTACTAACATACAGAGGCGATATTGCTGACACTAGTTATTATAGACAAACGTTTATTGATAACAATCTTCCTAATTTGTTTAGTGGATTGCACTACTTTAAGAAGTGCGAATTTGCACAAGAGTTTTATACTTGGTTAGAATTAGTAGTTAACAACTGGGAAACATTTTATGAACAGCATCTTAAAGCAACTAGTCGTCCTAAGCATGTAAGTATTGATGTATGTGCTGCTATCGTAACAAACATATTAAACTGCGAGTCAGCTGTAACAAATAAGGTTTCTAAATTTCCAAGTTTTACACATATGAAACCGTATTGCCAAGGCTGGAACGAAGTTAATAGTAGTTGGCAAGATCAAATAGGTGTTTATATTTCTAAAGACGGTAGCACTAAACTGGGCAATTATGCTCAAACAGGAATACTACATTATACTGAAAAAGACTTTATAGAAAACTCGCCTGCACTTGAGAGATATAGGAATTTAACAAATGTCTGATTTACAATCTTTACTTAAAAAACTTAATGCAGGTCCAGTTAGTACAATATCATATGTTTATTACGAAAAAGAAACCGGTAAGATACATAAAATTAGCTCGAAAAATACGCCTGATGAAGGACTTACAGTTTTTGAAATTGAAAACGAAGAAGTGTTGCCTATTCTTAGTGGAGAACGCAGAACTGAAGAGTTTACTATAACGTATGATGTTAGTTTAAAACAAATACGGTTAAAAGAAGTAGCTTATGATGACAGTCATAACACCGCTGCTACAATGACTTATCAGTTACCTGTTATTAAAAATACACAAGAAGGACATCTTTCGTTAACAGAAGTATACCAGGGATTAGATGTTTATCTTTGGGATATTACAAAAAGTTATATCCGAGGCGATTTTGTTTGGTACAACAATATAGTTTATAAACTTAACACTGATATTGAAAAAAATGCAAAACTTAATACAACTACACACACTGTTTTTGTAGACGATGTGTTATTAACTACAGTGCCTACACAAAGTCATATTGTAACAAAAACAGTTATGAACCCTGAGTACACAGGTATTCATGTTGATGTATGGTATAAAGAGTTATCGCACTTGGCAGGACAGCATGTATGGCTAAATGGCAATGTTTATAAAATATTAGAAGATGCGGCAGCAGACACT